TCCCAGTTTTTGTGCCTACTCGCGGTACGCGGCGCTATTGCGACCCGCGGCCGATCATCCCCAGCATCATCTTGGAATAACTCAGAGGCCATCGACTTCTCTTCGTCGCTGATCCGGATGAACGACTCGTGGTGGCGAAGCCTAACCCCCGCCGCCTCCGCCCATATATCGCTGCGGTGCTTATCGACATTCGGAAGCCGCGCATACTCGTACTGCCCCGCGATATCCGTCGTATCGTAGACATAGGCGAAGTCGCTATCGTTTACGTCCTCGACGTCGACCACCTCATCAACGAATGGGTGGCACTGCATCACGCTCATATATTGTCTCGGCAGCGCAACGGTTATCCGCGCCCGCGGCGCAACGATCTTGAAGTCTTGAAACATCATCCGGTGAATGATGATATCCCCGAGCCCTCCGCTCGATCTCTTTACAAGAACCTTACCGTCAGTATGCGCGAATTGCTTTAGATCGGGAACTTCATCAATCCTCATCGCCGCCTCCGGGGTTTACGGTCCTCTGTCGATAGTATACTGCGCGAGCGTTGCTGCGCAATAGTTTTTTTCCGTACGGTATCAAATCGTCACCGGATACGCCGTCTCGTCGTCCCCCGGGAGAGCGACGACGTGGTCGCCGAGGACAGGGACGAGCGCCTCCGCCTCCTCGCCGTCGGGGAGTCGATATCGGGAGCCGCCGTCGACGTGCATGGAGGCGTAGCGTGCGCAATCGACCCCGTGATCGTTCTTCTTCTCCGGGACGTCCTCCTTCCCGCCCTTCGCCGGGTAGACGTACGACTCGAACTCCTCCGCCGTGCAGGTCGGCAGTTTCGCGGCCGCGAGTTTTCGGTCACGCGAGACAAGCGCGTCACGGAATATTAACAGCCGCGGCCGCCCGTCCTCCTGCTTCCGGAGACGAGATGTGACCGCCTGTATCCCGACCTTGATCGCTTTCCGCGCGCCGTAGGTCCGCGCCCCGAGATGCCGTTCCAGCGTCGCCCGCCCCTCAGCGTCGTGGTCGCAGACGATCGGGAGGCCAACCGCTCCGAGGTCTGCCATCTCCTCGGCGTGGTCCTCGACGAGGCGGCCGGTCCGGTATATCTCGCGATAGAGGTACATCCGATCGTCCTCGTCGAGCGCCCACCATTGGGCCACGAACGGGTTGCGGAAGCCGAAGTCGACGGAGATGAAACGCCCCCACGACTGCGGGATCTCGAACGGATCGACGAGATGAACGGCCGCGTCCCAGTCCGGGTAGACGAGGCCCTCGGCGGCAGCCCAGAGGCCGAGAAGGAGACGGTCCCGGCGATGCCCCGTCAGGTTCGAGAGGCGGTCGAGGTACTCCCTGCCCTCGGGCGTCCAGTCATTCGCTTCGACGTCCCAGAGTAGCGGGTTGTCCTGATGCCGTGACGGGAAGCGCGCCATCTTCCCCGAGTCGGCGCGGCGTTTCAGCCAATGCGACGGAGCGGCCGGGTTACAGTCACAGATCATCTGTCGATACGGCATAGCGGTCCCGCGGGCGCGGGTCGTCAGGTGCTCGTACTCGTCCTCCGAGAGTTCGGTCGACTCGAATACGCAGATCAGGTCGAAGCGGGTCGACATGATCCGGGCGGCCTTATCCATCCCCCCGACTACGATCTCGCTCCCGTTCGGGAGGACGTAGCGCCCACGGTGCGACCGCTCCCCGCCCCGGGCGAGGCAGGCGTGGTTGACCGGGATAACCTCGTTCTCGAAGGTTTCGAGGACGGAGTCGGTCATAGAGGCGCGGGTCTTCCTGACGAGCAGGACGCGGGTCCCGGGCCAGCGCATCGCGCAATAAAGGGCCTTCTCTAGTGCGATTCGCGTCTTCCCGCTACCTGCGACACCGTCGATCAGGACCTCCCGAGCGTTCGACTTCCAGAGCGCCAGAGCGGCCCCGCGGGGCGCGAACGGGCGCCGGGCCTCCCGTGGTATCTCGACGGCGTCCGGGTCGCTCTCGGGGGCTCTCATCGGCCTTCCTTGCGATGCTCCGGTACGGTCGTGCAGTCGCATCCGTCGTGGTACGGCGGGAGCGCATACGGCGTGTCCGGGGGGACCTCGACGCCCGCGAACTCGATGCAGATGCACTTCCCGCGAGAGCAGAGCGGGCCGAGGCGGACGAAGCGGCGGCGACGACGTTTCACGAGCGTCATGTGGCTTTTTTCGCTCGCTCGTTGACCATGCTCATATCCGCGCCTCGTTCATGATCGCGCGGATCTCGGCGATCAGCCGGTCGGATGCCTCCTTCCCGTCGACCCGGGCGCACATCGGCTCGGACGGAGTCAGGTCGAAGAATATGCGGACGTCGCGGGAGCATTGGTCCTCCGGGAGATCGGTCTGGATCACGACCTCGTCGACGGCGACGATCCTCCGCGAGTCGACCCACGTCCCCTCGGGCCCGCTCGGGAAGAGGACGAGGTTGTCGTCCCGTTTCATCGGTGGATCGAACTGCCTCGGCCGAGGGATATCGTCGCTCCAGCAGAGGGCGCCCAACGTCCCCTCGCGATCGTCGCGATGGTCCCCCTCGTGCCCGGCGGGAAGGGTACAGATATAGTCGCCGTAGCGGTCCTCGCAGCGCTCCGGCGTATTCAACGCCTTCGGCGGCGTAGCGAGTAGGTCGTCGATTCTGTCCTTGATCGGTCCGCCCCACCATGTCAGAGGGCGCTCTGGCTCCGCGTGAAGATGCGGCCCGTCGTGCCCTTCGGGAAAGACGCACCGGAGAGAGCGGTTGGTCGCGGAGCAGCGTCGCGTCTCCTGATTGCCCTCGACGACTTCCGCGCCGGTCATTATACGGATACCCGGGGGCGTCGGCTCGTCGGCCCTTCGGTAGTCGGACTTCACGACCTTGACGGGGAGACCGCATGAAGGGCAATAATCATGAAGGTACGAATACGCCCGCAGGTTACAACCGTCGTATCCACCTTGCCCGTCGCTCGTCCACGGACAGACCTCGCCTCCGTCCGCCCCCTCCCCGGCTCCGTCGGGTACGCTACCCCCGCACTCCGGGCAGTACCAGCCGCCGTCGATCTCCCCGTCGCGCTCCATCTCGGTCCCGCATTTCCGGCAGGTCCGAGGACGGAGATAGTCATGCGCCGCCTTCAATTTATCGATCGCTTCGCGTAGTCCGTCCACCTGCCCCGCGAGATCAGACGTTATCCTGATGCGCCGATCGACGACCGCGTCGATCCGATCCGCGAGCCAGTCGAGGTTCCGATCGGTCCGCTCGACCTTCAATCCGTTCTCTTCGCTCGTCTCCCTCCACGGTCTGCTTTCTGCCATAGCCTCTACTCCTCTCCCTGCTCCTCTATGATCTTTTTTAGATCGTCCGCCTCCCACTCCGCGTCTCTCTCGCGGTCCAGTTCTTGGTCGTCCTCCGGCGCGACCGGCGTCGAGAATCCCGCGCCGACCGACTTATGCGGACTTATCAGATGAATGTCGGCGAACGCCTGCGTCACCGCGACGAACCACGAGATCGGCCCGATCGGGATCGGTATTTCGTCTCCGCAGACCTCGCACCGTACCGTCTGCGTGTTCGCGTCGCAGACGGCGGCGGACTTGACCTTATTCACGACTCATCCCCCCGTTTCGCCCAGTTCGCCGGTCCCGACCGACTCCACTCGATATCAAGCATCGTCCTCCTCCCCTCCCTCTATCTGTTCCTGCTCCCCGTCCTCGATCTCCGGCGGCGAGTCCGCGGCGATCGCGTCCGGGTCGAACTCGTACAGTTTCGGGACACTTTCGACCTTCATCTCCTGCCTTACCGGCGCGTCAAGCCCGAGCAACTTCGCGCGCCTCTGCTGCACGGCGAGTACACGGTCAATGGCCTTGTCGTCTCCGCGCTCGACCCGCGGTTCCAGCACTTCGAGAATGCGATCCAGCCGATCGAGTTCCATCGCCTTGACCTCGACGGCCTTCTCGTCGGCCTCTGCCTTTACCCGTTCGAGGGCGGCGGATACGCGGCGGTATGCGGTGGCAACGTCCACACTGAGCCTGTCTGCGATCTTTCGGTACGACATACCTGTGAGGCGGAGGTCGAGGGCCTCGCGTTCGCGGTCACGGGCTTGCGCCTTTTCTGGGCTCTGAGGGGCGTTGTTGATCGGCTGTGGCGTTGCGCCCTTATGCGTTGCGCCCTTTTCCTCGCCGTATAATTGTGTAGCCCCCTTCTGAGGGTCGCCCTTTTCCACCCAGTCCTCCACGCTCTCCCCCTGTTCGTCGGGCCAGTCGTTGTCAGGCATCATGCCACCCCCGTCCCTCCGCAAAATAGTTCGTTGAGCACCTTACGAGAAAAGCGCCATCGGCTACCAACGCGACACGCTGGTATCGATCCATCTTCCAAGCGCCGATAGATCGTTCTTCGCGACAGCCTGAGCATGTCAGCCACCTCGCACAGAGTCATGATCTCAGGTCGCGTACCAGCCACTTCAACCGCGCCTGCGCGCTTGTTCGACCCATGCGCCGGTCTATCGTCTACCTCTACACGGGACGCCCGCACCTCCTCGCGGATCGCGTCGCAGTGGTTCCTTGCGTTCGCATCATAGCCCACCTCCCGCTTGGCTACTCTCTTGGCGTAGCACGTTCCGCAGATGCGCTTCAAGATCGCCCTCGGGTTTGGGTTCCAGAAGTATTCGCAAGATCCGTCGTCGAGGGCCAGTCCGCAGTCGTCGCACGTTGCGAAATCAAACGGACGATGCTTGCTCTTTACGAAGAACGGCGACTTGCTCATTTTGGCTCCTCGTCTGGCCAGTCGTGATCGTCAGGCATGAATCACCTCATGAACGCA